TAATATCCTCTCAACGTAAATGACATTGTTATAGGCATTATCTCCATCACCTATAGGAACGATCTTGTACCTTATCGAGCCTCGATAACCTGCAAACATCAAAGTAACATAATGCAACAAAATAGTGTTGCAATAGTTATATGGCGCTGCAAGGGCAGTGGTATGCACAGCCCCTGTAACATTCCCTCGGAAGTACGGAAAATGACTCCGCACCGACGATATCACTCTGTCCAGACTCGACAAAGCGCCTATACTAGAATGCAAGTTATACCTTTTGAGTAATGTACGAAAAGACAATATCCGCTCGCCATAAAATACCTTGGCAGTGTCACCGCGGTAATCTTGGCTGTGCATAAGTACACTCTCATTCGGTTGCTCCATGTGATCTTGTTTATTGGAAAACGCATCCGTGTCAACGACCGTTTCTGTCATCTTACCTTGCGGTTCAATAACGTAATCAACGATCTTCTGGCCAGGTGTAGCAAACTCTATATCATCACCTGCTGATACGAATACATTGATCCAAACAGTAGTCCCTGCGGTAGGATTGGGTGTAGTCAGTGAATTCAATACTGAAACTGACAACACTCCATTACCAGCACTGGGAGCTGTCGCGAAACGTGTTCCACTAAACAGATCACTGTCAGGCGTTACAATAGGGTCATGCATATCAAGGAAGGTTGTTGTTTGTCCGTTTTTCACTTCTATAGTGAAATCGGTCTCCTCCTGGATATCCACGATCCTACTGTAAGTCACGTTCATCTCCTCAGATCCCACATAGTTTGGATCGTACGTGATTTTCAATCTCCCTTTATGAAAAGTTGAACTCATGATCTGGAAGCGATATTTTACACTACCAGTCCACGATTCAAACGGGAGAGATGCAGCAGCACATGCTGGGAAGAAATACTTCGACCCAGTGGACTGCCACACACGTGGCGAAACCACCATGTTGGCTATGAGGACGTCAGGGGCCGTTGTTGTAGCCCAAGAGAATTGATGGTAATATGACTCACGTGTGGCAATATTAGCAATAGCGAGGGGATCACCCTCACTTATGCCGCTTATGCCACTGTCCACACACAATTCTTGTCTGTCGTCAACGGTCAACTTGGCCACAGCCTCTGGTGTAGTGCAGCTAGCCAAACTACCAATCGGGGTCGGTCGGTAGGGCTCCGGTGCCTTGATAATATTTGGCCTGGAATAACCAAAAATCTTTGCTATATGAGCAGTAGTGTTCAATAGCATCTCAGAAGCCAAAGCGAATGGTCTAATACTAGGTATTAAACTCAAACTATTGGCTACCTTGGCAGCGGTGCTGGCGGGCCCAGAGATAGTGCCCTCGTTGTTGGCTATGTCAGTTTCTGTCATCTTACCTTGGGCGACGAGGGTAGTTGGGTCAAGTGTCGTCAAAACACTCAACTCCACATCCTCCGCCCAGGCGATAACGGAAATGGTAACATTGGATGTGCTACCATTCGCGTTATCTAATGCAGTAAAACTACGCAGCGTGATTTGGCCCATGTCATTCCATTCTGAATCTGGGATGGATAGATTATTACGTACCCAAAAGAATGGTAACTCCAAAGAACCTCCCTCCGAGGTTGTCGGGTTTAAAAAGACATGCGGCCTTTGGCTTTCCAATATGACGCTGCGCGAGTCCACCTCAGGTAAGCCCACGTTCGATAACGTGTGCAAAGGGAAATATGAGGCGATAGCGCGGCCCATTGCAAAGCCACTTCCATTTATCGTAAACTTCACGTGCAGCTTGGCACGCAAGAGATTGAAATTGGTCAATCTGTTGATAACTCTGGGATTTTCAAAATAAAGACTCCATGGATTAAATGTAGTATACAATGTATTGTTATGTACCCATGTAATGGTATTTATTTTGATAGGTCGTCGGAAAAAGTCTTGTAAACTGGCGTCCCCAGTGTCCTGCACTGTGCGAGTATGGTCAATCTGTGTAACCGGTCCGGTTAATGTACCGGATGTCGCATCAGAGAATATGACATTTTCCTGTTTGCCCGAGGTTAATGGTGTTTCCCGCACCATACCCTGGGGCTCTACTCTTCTTTCTAATTTTTCTGGTTTTTCTCTACTTTGGATAAATGCAAATATGAACTGTTCTACTTTATAACATATAACACATAAATTAACTATTGATACAATAACATTTATCGATGAAAACACTAAGATAATAAATTCTAAATATGTAGGGGAGCTACTATGTACGTTCAGTGAAGTCGCTCCGAGCTTCACCTTCGGGT